TACGCTCGTCAACTTGAAGGTAAAACTACTCGCCAATTAGTTATAGAACACTCTTCAATTGAAAATATCTCCGAAACTACCGCTTGGCATGATTGGGATAGAGTTAAAGTTTGGAACAATGAAGATTGGGAAAAAGATAGAGAAGCTCTCCTTCCTCGCCTTCAAGCTATGAGAATAAGACTTTTCAATAAAGCTGTTAAAAAAGGTCAGCTTCAAACAGCAGCTCAAATTCTCGATAGCCTAGGTAAAGTAATTGGCGAATCCATAGAAACAGTTAATATTCAAGCTCCAGAACTTTCTATAAAAGTTGAACCAAAAAATTAGTCAGAATATATTTAAGTTCCCCACGTCAGCAAAAAATAAAAAAAATACTGCAAGCCCTCCCCAGTCCAAAAAATAGACCTATATGAACTAATAGACCTAAGAAGCATTTTGGAGTCCTTAGAAGTCCATAGAAAGCCTGTAGAGAACATAGGAATCCATAGAAGTCCATAGAAGTTTATAAAAAATACCACTAGATAAAAATTTGTACTTGCAATATTAAAAAATAATTTATTTGTACTTTCTGTTGCTTTTGTTTACTATTTTCTGGTATAATAAAATTAAGTTTAGTAAATTCTAAAATTATGACTTTAGGAGCTGTAAAATTTTCTAGCTTAGAAAATAATTGTTTCTACCTTTTTAATTTATAGATCACTTAACTAAACATCTAACAAAATTATTCAATTTCATACCAGAAATGAACTCAATTAATTTATTTCCCACTAGCGATTTACAAACGCTAGAGACAGACAAACTAAAAGTAAATTTTGCCTTTGGTTCTTACAGTTCTTTTTTAGACATCTCTAACGAATCTAAGGAACTACATATCAATCTGGATAACAAACAGATTAAGAAAGATATTGTAAATAGTTTTCAAATGTTATCAGCTAATTATTCAGCAGATAAGGATTATCTAACAGAAGTATTTAAAGTTATTGTTGACAAGATCGAACAATCCAAAGACGATAGTCTAAAAGATGAACTAGCAGCTTATTTGGTTAACAACTTAAATACAAGTGAGGTTAACAAGTAATGAAATCTACTAAGCAATTACAGATAAAATGCACTTTACCTAAAGAATTACACTCTAGGTTAGTTAGCAAGTGCATTAATTATTTAGGTGAAGAGAATCTTTCACAATATCTCAGGATATTAATTAGAAGAGATTTAGAGCAATGAAATTTTACTTTCTACCTTACATAGTTCTAATAATTTTATTATGACTACTTTATTAGTTTGGATATGTATAACAACTTTGTTATACATATTTTTAAAAAACACAGTTAACCATCATTAATTAAAACAATGTCAGAATTAAAAACAAAAGTTACTAAAACAGAATCAGGAATTTTAATAGAAAATCCTTATGCAAGTAAAATAAAATTTACTTGCTTAGATGGTTCAATAGTAGAAGTACCAGAGTTAAGTTTAAGAATGATATTAACTAGATTATATTGTTCTTATACAAGAGACATTTGTGGATTAAGAAGAAGTGCGGTTACTTGGTTAAATGATGTATTCCAAGAGAAACACACTTACAAATTTTGGCAGAAAGCATTTAAAGAAAATGGATGTTTTGAAGCTCTTAAAATAAAAGAACCAAAATTTTAAAAATCTATTAAAATAAAAACTCCAGGATAAAAATATTTTTCCTGGAGAATTTTTCCTGTAAAATTTTTTCAAAATTTTTGATGTAAAATTTTATACAAAAAAAATTTATTAAAAAAAAAAAATTAAAAAATTATTTTAAAAATAAAAAAAAATAAACTGAATGCAAAATTGAATGCAAAATTGAATGCAAAATTGAATGAATTTTTAAGACTGAATGAAAAATATTATGAATGTAAATTAATACACTTACATTAACCTACATTTAATATATAATAAAAGAGCATTAACAAACTTTCCGCAATGCAGAAAACAAAAGAAAAAAACCACGCTTTACAAAATGCCATAGGGCATATTGAAAGCATTGTTAAAGATTATGAGAGACTTTCTTATTTAGAGAGTTTAAATCCTACATCATGTGAAGAAGAAGAAGAAATTGAACAAATAAAAGAGAGCATTTTAAACAGTGCTTTAAATGTTGAATTTCGCAGTGGTTGGACTTCTAATCCTAACGATATAGAGTTAGAAGAATTTAAAATCCTTTTAACATGGGGCGGGCCTGCTCTTAGAGTTATAGGAGAATTAAACCAGTATAAAGAACCAGAAAATATAAAAATGCAGTTTCAAGATTGGGGAACTTTCTGGACTGATTTTGAAATTACAGAGAATCAACAAGAGGCTTTGAACTGGTTTTGTAATTGCTTTTACTTTGGAGAATAATTATGGCATTTAATAAAAAAGAACAATTAGAATGGTTAAAACTTACTAATTCAATAATGAAAGATAAAAAACTATCTAAAAAAGAATTAAATAGATTTTATTGGCTAAAAATAAAGGGATATTATTATGCCTAAAATTAAAGTATCAGTGAATGATTATTGGGATTATTTTTGGCAACAGTTTAATTCTGAATATTTTGAGTGTGGTCAAGGATATGTTGACTATGATGAATGTTATAAAAGAACAAAAATAATAGTAGATAAACAGATAGAGACTTGAAAAAAGTCTCTTTTTTTATATATATTTCAATACTTGCAATTTTTGATAT